TTTTAAACTTAGACTACTGCGTATGTACCTGAAGTCACTGTTGCATTAGCAAAACTAGAACTTAATCTAACTGCTGTTTGAAGTGAAGTTGCAGTAATGCCTGGTGTTTCTACAGCAAAATGTAGTATTCTTGCATTTGAGGCATTGATAATAACAGGATTAGCAACAGTTTGAATTAAATTAACTGCTTCTTCGCCTTTGTTAGCCACACCTGCTGAATATCCAAAACTTGCAACGTTACTTGAACCATCAACTTCGTCTAAAATAAAATGGGTAAGTTCACCAGTTAAAAACTGGTCTGATGCTACTGCACCATTAACTCTTGTTTGTGCCATTGTTAACTCCTAAATAATGAGAATAGTATCTCTATGCTAGTATTTATCTGTTTTTATGTCATAAAAAAAGGCAGTATAAACTGCCTTTTTAAATAAGTTAATTAAACTTAGAAACTAACGTCGCCAATAACGTGACCTGAGATGTCACCGTTTGCTAGGTTGTCAGCACCTTCTAGAATCATGTTAACTGTATCGGCGCTAACTGCACCAAGTTTTAATACTGAAAGGTTTAAGTTTTGAACTGTGCTAACTAATGCTGTTAATTGAGTTGCTGAAATGTTTCCTGATTGTTGTTGGAAACTTTTAAGGAATATGTCCTTACCAATAAACTCACCAGCCGCTGCCGCTCTTCTATCTGCTTGTGCCATTTGTTTTCTCCTAATTTCTCTATACTACATTTGCAGTATATCTTAATATTATTTATCAAAAAAGTGAATTTTTTTGGAGTTTACTTTGAGGTTCTTGATGTATATTGATTGAGACTTCTATTTAAACCTTGGCCAATAGCAACACCACTTGTAGCCGCAGTGCCTAATGATCTAGTATCTATTGAATATTTGTCAATGGCGCTTTTTGCTAAGTCTTTGAAACTAGTTCCCCGAGGGCCGCCTTTGTATGCATTTTTATTACCAATTTGTCCACCACGTTGTCTAGGCTGATCTACAGTGGGTTTTGCCGTTGGTTCAGCAGTATCTCTTTTTTTACCAAATGCAAACGTATATTGTTTTAATGCACTATCATATTCTTTTTTAGAAGCAGGTTTATAATCTGGCATTGCAGAAATTCTCCTTGCAACTTCACCTTGAATATTATCTATAGAATTATTAAATTTAGGATCTGTAGCAACTTGAAGAGTTAAAACTGCTTCTCTGCTTCTACCTGCTTGATATAGAGATGCCGCATAGGTTTGAACTGCTTGAGGGCTTAAATCTTCTTCTCTGATAATAATTTCGTTTATTTTCATTTTTGTCTTTTTCTACCACTTGCCCAGTAACCTGCTATAGCACCTATACCTGTTCCTGCTTTCTTATATTTATCTACATCTTTACCTAATTTTTGTGCTATCTTTTTACCTGCATATCTACCTGCAACTGCACCTGCAACTGTGCCAACTGCACGTTTTGTAAAACTAGGTTTAGGTTCTTTATATTCTTTGCTTTTTACTTCAGTTGACAATCTGTACTTTTTGTACTTTGCCATATCAGTAAGCGAAGAAACCATTTCGCTACCTCTACCTAATCTTCTAAAATCTTGTAATAATTTCGAAGTTATAAATTGACGTTGAGAAAATTTTAAATTTTCCCAATCTACAATGTATCGCCTATATTGTTTAAAATTTGCATTTGATATTTTAAGTTGTGCTTCTAATCTAAACATATATGTTGTTAATTCACTTTTATTTAAATTACCTCTGGCTATCTTAGACACAATAAAATAAAATTTTCTAGGATCAAACTGTAAATTTTTTAAAAATCTAGTGCTTTCTATTTTTTGTTTTAGATTAATATTTTTATTTTTAGGTGTGTTTATCTGATATGCTAACAAATACAAATCTGTGGCATGACTTCTAAACATTGAAAATGTACCGTATTGAACTGTTTGTCTTGCATAGGCTTTAGCATACTGTGACTTATATTCGTCTTTAGCAAAAACAACCAATGTTAAAAAATTCAAGTACAATAAATCAGCAATAGTTCTGCCGTCCATTTCACCAAAGTTTCTGCTGGTTCTGTATAACCTTGCTTCTGATATTTCTTTATCTACTAATTTAAAGTTAAACTTGTTTTCTTTTACCATTGGAAAGTATGCTGGCAAGTGTGTTTTACCCATTTCCCTTGCTTTATATACTCTGTGATTTCCATCTAAAACAGTTTTTCTATCTGGAGCAATCACAATAGGCTCTGACAAATCTGAGTAACTCATAGCATAATCATTATCTGGATCTATAAGTCTATTATAAGGATCTTCCACACTACCCAGTTTAGCAAGTGGGTAATTGTTTATTAAAACCCAGTTGTGACGTCTTATGTCATTTATAAATTCTGGATTGTGGATACCATCGTCCCAGGCATGTTTTTTATCCAATAACTCCCTCATTTCATCGCCAGTCATTTTATCTTTCTGTATGCTCATTGGCCTGGCCTCCCTGTGCCAAAGTTAAGCCTGCTGAACTCTAATCTGTCTACTAATTTTAATGCATTACCCATTCTGTCTACAGCAACAAATCCTTCTTCGCCTGTTACTTCATATCCGTTTTCAGTTTCTTTAAATGTAGGCATTTGTCTAATAGTTTCTAATTTATTAACAATTAAAATTTTAGATTCTATTAGTTTTAAATATAAATCATAAACAGAAATAATTTCATTAAGATTTTCTCTAATAAACTTAACACCTTGTACTAATATTTTTTGTTTAGCATCTTTGGTTTCTTGTCTTTTTACTTTGTCAACTTCTTTAGATTGAAAGTCTATCCATTTTTGTATAAATCCTTTTGCAAATTTAGTAGGTTCGTCAAAGGCACCTGCTCTAATATTGTTATTTACATGAGCCTTTAATTGTTGTAAAAAGTCTTTGCCTATTAGTTGATTTCCTTTTTCTAACCAAGCAAAAGTGTCTTTACCAATAGTTTTTAAATATTCATCTGCATCTTTTATAGATTCTGCAACAACTTTACTTTCATTTTCTGTCATTGTTACAGAACCGCTTAAATCTTTAATAGTAGCATCTCTAAACCATACAGCAGGTGTTTTTGTAAAATTACTGCTATTAAAACCAAACCTTGCTGTGGTATCTGCAAGTGTAGGACCTCCTACATATTCTGTGTGAAAAACAATACCCATGTTTGCTGATCTAATTTCCTTTGCTAGATCACTTTCAGATGGTATTGCATAAACAATAGTGTTTGGTTTAAATGCTAAAACTTTTTCACCGTCTATGACTGTTTCTTTAACAGTGTCTTTTTTAAACAACATATCACCTTGTACAACTGTGTTGATATTGAGTTTAGATAAATTTACCAATGCTGTTTTTAATATTTCTCTTAATCCTGGATCTGGGTGATTAGCATCTATGTCTTGAGGTGTAAAATTCATTTTAGGCGATTTAGCAAATACGCCTTTTGTGCCTACAAAAAATTTGCCTGTTGCAGGATCACGTCCTGCAATTATGGCTGGAGCACCATCCCATTTTGTTGTCATTGCTATAGGTGATTTTGAATTGCCTTCCAGCATTTCATATAAACTGTACAAATAATTTACTGCTTCTTTGGCACCTTCATATCCTTTATTAAAGATGTTATCTTCTAAGTGTTCAAGGTGAGTATTTTTACCTTCTGCTTCTAGAATAATTTCTTTCAAAAAAGCATTAGCAACTTCATTGAATTTCATGATTATGATTTAAAGTCAGGATCACCAGGTAAAATCAATTTTGAATCAGAACTTCGTTTACCGAAAGGTAATTCTCTGTTTACAGGTGATCTACGTGTTGCACGGCTTTTGATTTTTCTTGTAGCAGGTTTTTTAGTTTGTGTCTTTTGTGCTTTAGGTTTTGCTGATTTAGATTTTAAAACTTGATTATAAAGATCTTGATTTACAATCTTTACAGTGTTATCTCCTGCAGATTGTACACTGATAATTCTTTCTGGGTCTATTACAAAATATTGACCAGAATCGTTTCTTACTATATAGTTAAATTCTTGTGTGTTAGGATCGATAGTTGTTTTTTCTATTTCATAATTTTTCACAGTGTTACCTGATTTAAGAACGTATGTTACAACATCACCTTTTATAAATGCAGGTTTATATTTTGCAGGTTCACTTACACCTGGCAAGTCACGTTGTTTTTGATATTGCCCTAAACCAAAAGTTTTATCTATTCCTCTGCCTATTGCTCCGCCAATCCAAGCACCTGTTTTTTGGCCTACTCCTGCTTTAGGATCTCTTCTAGTAGCACTGGCAATATCACTTGCTCCAGCCTTTTGTGCAATTGACGATACTCCTCTTCTTAATAATTTTAATGGATTAAAGGTTTTACCAGGTAATTTTATGGCATCAGTTGCTATATTTACTAGATCTATATCTAATTCTGAAAATGGTGTTACCCAACGGCCTAGTTTTTCATCCCACCATGCTTCAAATCTTTTATCCCATTTATAAGAATAATTGTTAGATTTTATTGTTTTACCAGCAGGAATTGAAGATCTAGGGTCTTCATCATCTTTATAGGCTGGCTGAGCCTCACTTAATTTACCAACTATTTCTTCAATCAGCATCGGATTCTCTCTGAGATTCTTTAATAAGTTTACTTATACCTCTGGAGAATTTGCTAACATCTTTACCTTTAATGCTGTTTATTAGCCTATTTGTTAGATCTTTTGCACTTTTTTCATCATAAAAACGT